GGCATGTCCTTAGAATGCTGGGTTGATTTTGTCCCATAAACAAATGCCCCAAGTACGACTTGCTGGAGTGACTCTGTTCGAGTGTAATCGAACCACTCCGTGTGCTAGGCAGCCTTTGCCCACGATCACACGCGGTGCTAAATTGGATGGAAAGTCGACTTATGTTTGCGATGAAGCTGGTCTCGTGAACTCGCCAAAACCCAGTGATTTCCCTGGAATCGTGTACCCTCCTGCAAAGGAGGCGATTGGCTGGAACGGGTGTGGGTGTCAGCAATGCCCCACATGTTGTCCGTGCAAGGAGGAGAGCTGCGTATCCAGCGTAGTTTGAATCCGAGTGTAACGACTGCGAAGCCTTTGTCTGTAGGGTAGTCCTGTAAAAGGGGGCTATCCGCCCAGGAACAGTCTGTTTCCCTGACCTCCCGCGAGGTGTCGTGCGTGACTACAGTACGGCAATAAAAATCAGGGCGATGTGTAGATCGGAAATATTCTAACAACCCAGATTATTAAGCTATAAGCTACCGCTCCGCCTGCCGAACGTGCTGACTAGTACCCGGGCGTAAATCAAACTCTGAAATACACACAAATTCAACTTACCATAATCACAACAACATGTCTGCTTTCAACCAAACCACCGATCAAGTCGCTCCCGCGTCTGATCCTCACCAAGGTCACGGTGACAGTAACCCTATCGGGGAGGATTTCGGAAATGAAAACGATGAGATTGTGGACCACGATCACGTAGCGTTTGAGGCTCGTGAACCTGGTAATGCTGAGCCGAAAGGCGCGAGTCAGCATTACGAACCAGCTCCAGTTGGAGCTGAGCAAGCTGATCCAATCGAGCACGAATCTGCCAAAGCAGGTTGGCTCGAGTGGGAGAATGATGTTGAAGCCTTCGCAAGCAGGCAGGGAGGAGGGACTATCAATTGGTCCCTCACTGAAAGGAAGTGGAGTGCAAGCCTGCATAGCCCTTTCGCTGCTGCGACGGCGCTGTTTTCAACTATCAAGCGCAAGTTGCACCGGTTGGAGTTGTACACACCCTCCACTATTAACTTCAAATCACTTTGGGGTTTCGGAGACAACGTGCAGTCAGCTTGGAATACCCAAGCCGGATACGTCGATTCGTTCAACTATTCGCTGTGGGTTACGGACCCCAGAGACATCCTGCTGCCCATTGATCCTGTCCAAATTCTGTACGACGTGCCGCTCTCTATGAGCGTCTTCGGCAGGGCTAGGACCCACACGAACTTGATGGCTGGATTGCCGATTGACGCCGTCCGATCTTACATCGGTGAGTTCAACCTAGCAACCTCTTTCCACCAGAAGATACTTTCGAAGGCGACGCGTGGAGACACTCACCACGGTTTCCTTACAATCGCATTTGCGCGCTTGTTCGCTATCAAAGCTGCGGAAGAAACAGGAGCGCAGAGTGTTGCGTATCTCACTTCAACGGAGGCGTTCAATGGAGCATTCATTCCAGTCAAGTCGGGCGACGCACACCCAAAGCGCACCATTGCCACCTATGTTAATGACTATGAGCCTAGTAATCTGCTCACCCTACCACTCGGGAGCTCTGTTCAAGATTTTTACACGATGTACTACTTGGCAGGCAATTCACGGCTCTTTACAACCATTGCACACGGCACAGTTGACAAAGTGGCATACAGTCCACTTGACAGCTTTAAAGCAGGAATTGGCTTCCTCATCAATCCGATTGTAGGAGACCAACTCCTCAAGCCGCAGACTGGGAAAACTAACAATATCCAGCTACAGTCGAGTGTGGCTGAGGACCTTTTGTCTCGGTACATTAACGAACACAATCTGTGGTCACAAGCCAGCACTGCTCGAGCTCATGCTCTGCTTCTCACCACAAACCCGCGAGTCGGTATCACTACCAGCTTGCCCATGCCTTGCCATTTCTCTGATTACAGTATAGGTATGTTTGCCAATCCCAGAGCCGCCCAAGACTTTACCAGAGTCTTGGCTCCTGGAGAGGACATACTGCCTGTCATCACAACAGGCTGGATGCTGAATCTCATGGCACTGGATGTGACGTCCGAAGCTGTATTTACATGCTTTGAGAACAACGGCGTATCACTGAGTTCCAACAACTTCGTGAGTCAAGCTGCCCTCAGGCTCGACGAGCTGATGCCGGAAGGTATGAGCCATTTGGCCCTGCCGGTAGTGGAACGATTGCTAGGGGAGAAGTTCCCCGACGTGAACCAGTACATTTCCCATTCGCCTTTGGAGCTAGCAAAACACCTGGCTGCCAACTACGATGAGAGACCAATCCGCTTTTCCTCCTACTTATACTTGGAGGATGAAGCAGAGGAGGAGGGAATGCGCCTGGTCTTCAGCGAAAGCATGCGCTCACAGTTGTGGCAGAGGAAAGACTGTACTCTCAGAGAACGGACGATTGCGAGCTACCTAGCCTACGACCAGGTAGTGGGGTACAACGAGAGGATGCTAAGGTTGGACTATTACAACATCGAACCTACAATTGACAGGATCCATGTTATACCGGACCAATCATACAACAAAAATCAACTCCAATTCCTCAAAGGCAAACCGAAAGCACAAGATGTTACGTGCCTCTTCCACCATGTCGCTTTCACAAGTGGAGTGACCGACAGCTGGAGAGCCTCTTTGAACAACTTGCACTTAGAAGACAAGTCTGAGATTAACTCTTGGGCTGGCCTCAACGCGCAGTTCGAAGCAGCCATGGCTAGCTCGAGGAATTGGTGCGACGATGACGACGAGAGTGAAGATGAGCGGCCACAACCGAAGAAAGGTGCTGTATCGAACGAGAAGGGGCGCGTCAGGGGCAATCCCACTGACCAAAGCGCGGAAAAGTCTTTTCGTGGGCCCAGCGCAGCAGCTAGTACCAGCACCGAGACGGGAAAGAAGCCGGTGGGAAAAGCTCAGGTTCAGCATCAACCTACCCGCTCCGGGGGGGGGTGGGAGGTGCCGCGTAAGGTACACCGAACACGGCCCGGAGGTTCTGGGGTGCGGGTGTCTGCGCTGCCTGACTTTACCGGTAACCCTTTCGATGCTTTATCCGAAGTCGGACCAGACGACTCCATCTCGCATGTCGGATCTGGAGTCGAGGCTCATATAGATTGGAATGATTATGCACTCGACGCCGCCGACCACTCCATCGTTGGGCGTCGTACGCGGAATTCCAGTGCAGGCAAGAAATTCAAGGTCCCGGTAGAGCTCACCGATGACCAGTACTTGAACGTGACCATACAGCAGAACAAGGACGCGCTTGCCAATCTGCTGAACAGGACAAACCCAAGCGAGATGGATGCCAAGCTGGTAGACGGGTACTTTCCGCGTGGGAAGGACGACCAGCTGAAGAGAGCCATGTACACGGTAGGCAGCCTGTCAAAGAATGTGAGGCAAATCACTTCTGACACACGACGAATCAAGCTTTGGCGCCAATTCTTGGTCAACGGTATTGGGGGAAAGAACGCATGGGCTGTGACCGTTTCTCTGTTCATATTAGGCCACACGCTCACTAACGAGGCGGAAAATTACCTATTAGATGCTGGTTTGATTAAAACCACTTACGAGGAATGGAACTCCAAGTGGTCATCGTTCAATGACCTAATCCGAAACAGTTGGGCATCAGGAGAATGGAAGTTCACGTCTGACGATTTCGTACAGTGCTTGTATATGTCCAACGCCGTCGGGAGACCTCACCGCGAGGTGGATTGGGATGACGAGATCCAGAAGCGCTCGAAGCCAGGTAAGGAGATACACGTCATAGAACGTGGTGGCACGCGAGAGGCAACAGAACAGGAGCTCAAGGCCATGCTATGGGACACACTAGAAGCTGAGGCTACATACAAGCCGGCATTCAGCCCATCATTCAGAGACTTCTACAAAAAGAGAGCCAACTGGATGATTAGGGGTTCGATGGCCGGAGAGCGGAATCTGGCGAAAGAAGATCGAGCTGTATGGCTAGATTTCCAAAGTGAAGGGTTAGGTATACGCACCATCACCACGAAGTCCGACGTGGCCGAGTGGGTAGTCGCTGAAGACTTAGAGAAAGTGTTAGACAACCCACCTATACACCTGGCCCGAGCTCACACCAAAGGCAACGAGAACGGGAAGATCCGCGCTATCTACGGTAGCCTGTACTCTCACTATGTTTTTGGATCCTACTGGTCCCACCACTACGAAGACCGATTGAGTTTCAAGTCAGCAAGTCTGAACAAGAGTAACTCGACGTTGATATGTGAGGCTGAAGAGAGAGCGAAGGCCTGTGCCGATGGGAAGGTGATAACATGCTTGGACTACCCCGACTTCAATTCGAGCCACTCGTGCAAACTGCAGCGTCTGGTCATAGAGACAATCAGCAATTGGTGCCAGTCTAAGGGGCTTAAGCCACACGAGGACCTACACTCAATAACACAGTGGTACGCGAAAAGTTTTGAGAATCAATACTTCCGCGTACCTACAACAGGAGAATGGCACAGGGCGGAGTCAACAATGTTTTCGGGAGTGAGGCAGACCACGATAATCAACACGTTGGTTAACCTGACCTACCACAGGCATTACTTGAAGATGTCGCACTTCTTAGGAAGCCCTCTCCAAGTACACCATGCCTTTGTGCTTGGTGATGACGGGTGGGTAGCTTTCCAAACAATGGAAGATGCCAGGACATACGTGTCAATAGCTGAACACTGCAAAATGTCGTTGAACCCCATCAAACAACTTACCTCCAAGGGACGAGGCGAGTACCTGAGGTTGATCTACGACAAAGACGGCTGTATCAGAGGATGCCCAGTGAGATCACTCAGCAGTGCTGTACACGGGAATGTTGAATCAAACAAACCTTCCGTGGCAACGCAGAGAGTCACCGAGTTTTACTCGCAATGGGCTATGTTGTCTAGGCGAGGGCTTGACAGAGGATTCTCGCAGAGAGTATTCGAGAACTTATCTTTCTACGAAATTGACAAGGACAACAAAGTAGGAAAACAATCAGTGCTCAGGTTCTTGTACGGGACAAAGAAAAGTACAGGTCTGGGGCTGTACCCGATAAGTGAAATGCCTGATTTGCGTGATGAAAACACAAAGAAAATAGAGTTGGATCCCATGTCACTTGAGTCTGAAGAGCGGGCTGCAGCTGATGTGTTGAATAAACATAACAAAAGCAAACAGTTCAAGGCCTCCGGAGATTTTATCAGTTGGATTGAGACAAGGTACGGCGTGGTCTGGAAGCACCTCGGGAAGACACAGGCAGTTAACCTGTTCGCAGCGGCAAACCTACTGGAAGGAGGAGCTAAATCGACGGTACAGCACCAGGCAGCCCTATACGCCACTACTCAGAGCATATTCTCCAGATCGCAGTGGGCCGAATCACAACGCCAGGCCAAGGAGCGGAAGCCTACTCAAATAACCGCTGAACAAGTAGAGAAAGACTACAGAGAAGTCAGAGCAACAGAAGATCGGTTGGTGACCTTGGTAGCAGACATAGGCAAGTTAATAAGGTTTATGTCAGAAGACAGCGTTCAGCAGCTCAAACAAACGCTGTCACGTGAGTTGGGAGTAGGGATCGCCGGCGTGGAGAAAGCTCTGAACTCGATGAGGAACACTAGGCCGGACAAGATCGATTACGTGCCAACACCACATTTGGTTCCGGAGTTAGAGAGCTTGTACACCATGTGGTTGGTCGTACAACCAGATCCAACAAACGTTATAACCATACCGAATTGGTTATACCCCGCTAGCAAGCGTATGCGCTACTAAGCAA